GCGGATCTCTTCGCCGACTGGTTCCTGGGGACGACCTGGGTCTCGCCGGTCCCGGTCACGTTCGGCAACATCACGGCGACGAAGACGCGCGACGTCATCCTCCACAACACGAGGCGGAGCTCGGTCCAGCTCACCGCGATCGACGTCTCCGCGATCGCCGGCTTGTCGGTCATCTCGCCGGCGCCGCCGATCGAGATCCCGTCGTTCTCCTCGATCACCGTGGTCTTCGAGGTCACGACCGAGGGCGAGGCGACGATCGACGACGAGGTCATCTTCACGGTCGACGGCGGCGACATCGCGGTCCGCTTCACCGGCCGCCGGCTCATCATCTACAACACGATCCCCCAGAAGCCGATCAAGGAGACGATCGCCTTCCTCACCGAGCGGATGTTCGCGATCAACGGGATCGAGCAAGTCATGGAACTCCGCCAGCTCCCGCGCTCGACGATCCAGATCACCGAACGATTCACCGACAACGTCCGCCGCTCGAGCCAGCTCAACGTCATCAACGCCGCCGGCTTCTTGCGCGTCGGGATCCAGCTCTGGTACGAGGCCCGCGAGCTCACCCAGGCCGCGGTCGCGATCGACACGCTCGTCCAGATCTCGACGCTCGACATGGAGATCGCGGTCAACCAGGAGGTCTCCTTCGTCACGCCCGCCGGCATAGCCTCGAACGCGCTCACGGTCCTCTCGTTCACGCCGACCGAGATCCAGCTCGAGAGCCCGGTCGGGATCGTCCTCCCGCTCGGGACCGTCGGGATGCCGGTCAAGTACGGCTTCCTGCGACCGAAGGGCAAGATCCAGACCTGGCCGATCACCGCCGAGGACCTCACGCTCACCTTCGTCATCATCGAGTTCCGCGACATCGCGGCGCTCAATCTGGCCTATTTCGACACGCATCCGATCGACGGCCTCCCGCTCATGATCCAGCCGCTCTTCATGTCCGGGAGATCCCGCCGCGGCGAGATCATCCAGGCGCTCGACATCCTCGACTCGAGGACCGGCGACATCGCCAGCCGCCGGCAAGAACCGCTCGCGCGCCCCGGCCTGGACGTCCTGGTTCATCTCGAGAGCCTCGCGGATCAGTACGCCTGGCGCCAGTTCCTCTACTTCATCCGCGGCTCCTGGCTGCCGTTCTACGTTCCCAGCGGGACCGACGACTTGCCCCTGGGCGTCGACTTCTCCCTCGGCGGGAACACGCTCCAGATCGTCAACCAGGGCCTCCAGGAAGTCGACACGAGCCTCGCCCCGCGGCGCGACCTCAAGCTCACGGTCGAGGGCGTCGACTTCATCCGCCGCATCACGAGCGTCGCCGACGCCGGTCCGAACGAGACCGTCACGCTCGACTCGGTCATCCCTGGGACCGGGACCGTCCCGATCGCCGATGTTAAGATCTCCTGGCTCTACCTGGTCCGGATCGAGAACGACACCGCGACCTTCAACCACTTGCGGACCGGCAACGCCGAGCTCCGCTTCCGAGTTCAAGGAGTGATCGCGACATGACGTTCGACGCCTTCGAGACTGGAGACGGCTCCCCCGTCGAGCTCCTCACGTTCGCGAACGGTCTCGAGATCTTCCGCTTCTCGAACCAGCTCGAGCCGATCACGGTCGGCTCGTTCGTCTTCGAGCCGCTCGCCTATGTCCGGAGCGCCTGGTCTCAATCGAAGGACCAGGACGACAACAACGTCCGCATGACCGCGCCGAAGGACTTCGTCGTCGCCCAGCTCTACCAGGGAACCCTCACGTCGAACGTCACGACCGTCACGATCCAGCGGTTCCACGCCGACGACACGCCGACGCCCGAGATCCAGGTCGCCTGGAAGGGCCAGATCGTCTCGCTCCAGTATTCCGGCGACAACGTCGAGTTCCTCATGGAGCCGATCACGAAGGGGACGGAGATCACGCCGCCCGACACCTTCTCGTCCCAGTGCAACGTCTTCCTCTTCCAGTCGCCCGGCTGCCTCCTCTCCGCGGACGACTTCAAGTTCGTCGCCACGGCGACCTCGATCACGCCGGACGGTCTCGAGCTCACGTTCAACGGCCTCCGCGTCCAGGCCGAGGCTCTGGATCTCATCCACGGCGGCCCGCCCGGATCCCTCTCCTCGGCCGAGCTCGACAATTACTGGCAAGGCGGACACATCCGAACCGGCGCCGGCGAGATCCGCGACATCATCGAGGGCGACGTCTCCGGAGATCCCGACACGATCCGGATCCCGCTCAAGTTCCGGAGCTTCATCGCCGGCGAGGGCGCGAGTGTCTTCGCCGGCTGCCGACTCACCCTGGACATCTGCCAGCGCAAGTTCGACAACGCGATCAACTTCCAGGGTTACGCCTACATTCCAGAGATCGACCCAGCGAACACCGAGCTCCCGCCGGGATCCAGGACGTCGCCCTCGAAGTTCTCGGGGCCGCAATGATCTGGGCCCAGCTTTTTCTCTGGGTCGTGTCCTTCATCTTGACGGACTACTTCCGCGAGCGACTCCCCAGCCAGACCGCGTCGGGCCTGGGCGACTTCAACATCCCGACCGCGACCGAGGGCCGGCCCGTTCCGATCTGCATCGGCGGGACCGTCCGCTTCGAGGCGCCGAACTGCATCTGGTACGGCGACTTCGCCGCGGTCGAGCGGACCGTCGAGACCGGCGTCATCTTCAAGCGCGACGAGACGATCGGCTTCGTGTATCTCCTGGCGCTTCAATACGCGCTTTACAAGGGCCCGAGCGCCGGCATTACCGGCGTCTGGATCGGCGACGACCGCGTCTTCGACTTCGCCGTCGACGCCGGCGGGATCCCCCAGGAGGTCGTCGACATCGACCGCGACGATCTCTTCGGCGGCGAGGACCAGGGCGGCGGCTTCGTCGGCCGGATCCGGCTCTTCGATGGCGCCGAGAACCAGCCGGTCTCGGGCTTCCTCTCGACCAGGCTCGACCCGCTCCCGGCCTACACCGGGCTCTCCTACATCATCGTCTCGGACATCGCGGAGGTCGCCGGCGCGAACATCGGCGAGACGAATCAGCTCCGATATATTCGCGTCGAGCTCCAGACCTTCGACGACCTGGCCGGCTCCGCCGGACACCCAGGCCTCGGCGACTCCTTGAGCCTCGGCAACGATCACCACTTCATCGGCCCGGATCTCAACCCGATCGTCGCCGCCTGGGACGTCTGGACGAACACGCGCTGGGGCCGAGGCTTCGGTCTCTCCGACGTCGACATCGCGAGCTTCCAGGCCGCCGCGGAGACGGTCTTCGCCGAGGGCCTCGGCTGGACGAACGTCCAGGACGAACAGACCACGACCGGCGCGATCCAGGACCTCATCGAGCAACACGTCGACGGCTACATCGGACCGAACCCGCTCACCGGACTCATCGAGGTCACGCTGGCGCGGCCCGACTATGTCGTCCTCGACTTGCCGCTCGTGATCGACGTCGGCATGAGCGCGAACCTCCTCGAGGTCAAGGCCTGGGATCAGGGCGACTGGAGCAACACGAAGAACCGGATCCGGATCCGCTACACGGCCCGCGAGAAGGACTGGAAGGAGACCCACGCCATCGAGACCGCCGCCGGCAACCGCATCATCCAGGGCCGGATCCAGACCGAGGAGATCCGCTTCCCCGGATGTCACACGAGGGCCGTCGCCCAGATCATCGCCGCCAGGGAGAAGCGCGGCCTCTCGATCCCGCTCCAGAAGGGGACGATCATCGTCAACCGGACCGCCTACGAGCTCCGGCCCGGCCAGGTCTTCCGCCTCACGTCCAGCCAGGCCCAGACGACCGACCTCCCGGTCCGCGTGACGAAGATGTCGCTCGGGAACACGGTCAACCAGGAGCTCTCGCTCTCCGTCGTCGAGGACATCTTCGGCAACGAGCCGGCAACCGTCGAGCCGACACCGGCGTCCGACTTCGTCCCGCCGATCCAGGTCGTCTCGCCGTTCCTGGTCGCGGACCAGGCGGCCTTCGAGGCGCCGTTCATCCTCATGCGAGGCGACGATCTGCCGAACACCGTCCCGAGGATCTCGACGATCGCCCGACGCATCCCTGGCAACGCCGCGATCGAGTACGAGGTCATCCGCCGGACTGGCAACCCGCCGGCGGGCGCCTACACGTCGACCGACTTCGTCCGCGCGTCGTTCGCGAGCGTCGGCGAGCTCCGCGACAACGAGCCCGGAGCGATCTCCGGCCAGGGCGGCTTCTCCATGCAGATCGACCCGATCGGCGCCGAGAGTCTCGACGGGCTCATTGACGTCTACGGGCCGGCGGCCGGCAACTTCGCCGGCGTCGCCGTGATCTCGCCAGGCCTGGCGAACGAGGAGTTCATCATCTTCGACGAGATCGTCGACGACCTCGGCGGGATCCGGCTCGAGAACGTCTTCCGGGCTTGCATGGACACATTTTGGAAGGTTCACAACGCGGGCGAGCGGATCTGGTTCATCTGGACCGGCGGCCTCGGCATGGGGACGGAGACCTACGCGCTCGGCCTGGGCGTCGAGATGAAGTTCCTCCCGCGCTCACCGAACGACGCCATCCTGGAGCCGGCCGCGGTCCCGCTCCCGGTCGTCACGATCGACTCGAACACCGGCAACCGCCAGAACAAGCCGCTCCTCCCGGCGAACATCGCCTTCCTCGAGGGCCAGTGGCCGGCGACGGCGGACTGGGAAGCGACCGTCGTCCCCCAGTCGGGCGGGAACTACATCGGCCAGCAACTCGTCCCGAATCACCGGCTCTGGAGGACCCAGGACATCAAGAACTCGGTCCTCGGTCTCGACATCGGCGGCGCCGGCATCAACCCAGGCGAGCTCGACTCGATGGTCGTCTCGATCTGGATCCACGACCTCGACGCGGATCCAGGCGCGAGCCGCTCGAACGCGGTCTTCGAGATCATCGACGACGTCGTCGTCGACGCGAACCAGGAGCTCAAGGTCCCGAAGGCCGACATGATCGCCGGCGGCGCGGTCGGGCTCTCGTTCAACGCGCGCCTCGAGATCGAGACGAAACACTCGCCGACCGCCCAGCCATCCTCGAACGTCTCCCACTTGCCCGGCTTCTTCGACTTCCTGGCGACCGGGATCTTCTCGCTCGAGCCCGACCAGGTCATCCTCGGGGCTCAATTCAACGGCCAGGACGGCGACACCTTCGGGGTCGACGAGCTCGCTCGCGAGATCCTCTTCATCGGCAACGCCGAGATCGACACCGCCTCGAGCGAGTTCGGCGACGCCTCGGTCATCTTCGACGGGACCGGCGACGCCGTTCACCTGGCGAGCCCGGTCGACTTCGACTGGTACGACGGCGAGTGGACGATCGACTTCCGCCTCCGCTTCGACCAGATCGCCTCGCTCCAGGTCATCATCGGCCAGACCTGGATCGCTCCGGGCCGGACCTGGTACTTGCAATGGACGCCGAACTCCTTCCAGCTCTCGTTCTCCAGGAGCGGCTCCGACGGACCCTTCACGAACATCCAGCTCGGCGCCTTCACGCCGACCGTCGGCGTCTGGCTCACGATGAGGATCGTCCAGGCGAAGGACCCGAGCTCGCCGCGCTTCTCGCTCTACATCGACGGGACCAGGATCGGGACGACCTTCACGGCGCAAAGTCACACGACGAGCGGCCTCGACTGGATCCTCGGCGCCCGTTACGACGGCGGGACAACCTACACGAACCCGCTCACGGGCCAGATCGACGAGCTC